CTACCAGGGCTTCACTGACCAATTGGAAACCACGCCGGCTACACTCTGGAGCATGGAGTCCTGGGGGGACTGGACCTTCGCCGCCAACGGGATTGATGCTGTGCAGGTCTACAAGGAGGACGAGACCACTGCCTTTGCTGCCCTCGCGGGGGTGCTGGTGGACACCGCTGAGATCGTGCTGCGCCTGGGTCAGTTCCTCCTACTGTTTAACACCTCGGACTCCGACCGCGGGTACTCCTGGTGCGCTGCGGGTCAGCCAGAGAACTGGGACCCTGTGCAGTATCCAACAGCAGGACAGGCGATTGTGCGCGAGCTCCCGGGGGCCATGGTCGCGGCGGTGATGCTTGGCGATGCTATCATGATGTACGGAGCGAATGCCTCGTTCAGGTTGAGTTTTGTCCAGGCGCCGTTCATGTTCGGGCACAAGCGCGCGGCTACAGGGATTGGCGCGCTGTCGAAACACTCGGTAGTGGAGGCCAACGGGCGGCACTATGGCTGGGGACCTCTGGGTATCTGGGCGAGTGATGGGAGTGAGGCTTTTGACTACATAAGCGACCCTGCGCTCCGTTCCTACATCACCGACAACCTCAACACAGCGCAACAGACCAAGATTTGGGGCTGGCACGATGAGGCGCAAAGCCGCATTGTCTGGTATTACCCCAAGGGGTCCGATACAGACAATAGCGAAAGCCTGGCCTATGGATATCTCAACAACAGCTGGACAATCGGGGACTACGGCCGGAGCGCGGCGACAGAGCGCTCTGTGCTAGACTACCCCACTGGGGGTACAGCCACTGGTGGGCTCTTTGCACAAGGGCGCACGGACAACGCTGCCGGGTCTGCGCTAGCGAAAAGTGTCCAGACCAAGCCGCTGGACCTCGGGGACCCTGATGTTCACAAGTTCGTGGATGTGGTCAGAACGCGGATCAGGGACCTAGCAGGGGCAGGCTGCAACATTACCCTGGGTTACCAGGAGGACATAGACGACTCGATTGATTGGGACACCGCTGCGGCGCTTGCGGATGGGTTTGAGTTCACCAACTCCCAGAGGGAGACAGCATTCTTGACCGTGAAGTTGACATGCACAGCCACTGATGATGCCTTTCGTCTGGGTGGGTTCGAGGTCCTGGGTGTCGCTGGAGGGGATGATTTCTGATGGTATTTCGGGTTCCGCAACTGCCGCTTCCCAGGGCTGACGTCAAGGGGTTCTTGACAGACCTCCGTGGAGCCCTGTCGGATTACCTGACAGACCTAGCGCGATACTCTGCCTGTCCTGCGTGGCGCGCGGTTGCGATGGATGCGCAGACCCTGGGAGACAGCGCGGCTGAGGTCCTGACTGTCTCGGTGCCGAAGCAGCCAAGGGCGTTGACTGTTGTGCTGTTCATGGCGCAGGCTGACGCAGAAGTCACTGGGCAGATGGTGCGTGGCACCACAAGTGTTTACGATGAGGTCTCTCTGGGGAGCGGCTCCATCTCCATGATGGCCCTGGAAGAGCCGCTGGACCAAGACGTGATCTACAAGGTTAACCTCACAGGCCCGGCTGAGTTGTCCCGGGCGACGCTACTGGTGACGGAGCTACGAGGATGAGCCAGCACGATTTCAATATTGCCAACCAGACGTTCCCGAACTTCAGGACGGACGTGAACAACGCCCTGGCGGCTATCACGTCGCTGCAGTCAGGCGCCTCCGCGCCGAGCACTACGGTTGCCTATATGCTCTGGGCAGACACCACCAACAACGTGCTCAAGCAGCGGAACTCCTCCGACGACGGCTGGATCATCCGGGGCTCGCTAGGGGACAGCCTTGTCCTAGCCAAGACTGCAGACTACACCATCACCCTGGCAGAACACCAGTTGCTGGTGACGGTGGATGCCTCGGGCGCGAACCGCACGGTCACGCTGCCAACCTTGGCCTCTGCGGGCGCCGGGCTGGAGACAACAATCAAGAAGATCGACTCCAGCACCAACACCGTCACTGTGGATGGAAACGGCTCGGAGACAATCGACGGGGCTACCACGATAGTATTGAGTGCCCAGTACGCTGCAATCACCATCATCTCAGGCGCCTCCGAATGGCATATCTCGGCGGACTCGCGGCAGGTCGTGACAACCCAGGGCGACATCGTGATTGCCGGGCTGGACAAAGCGGCCACGCGACTGGCTGTGGGCTCCGCGTCAGAGTACATCCTGCAAACCGTCACAGCCACAGCGACGGCTAATGGGGACTATACCACGGCTTGGGGGACCTTGTGGGAGACCCGCCATGATGCGATTGGGGGTATCCAGCTCTCTACCGCGACCGAGGTCCAAGCTGGCACCAATGGCACCAAGGCTATTCCAGCTGATTTGCTGCTGCACCATCCGCTGATGCCAGTTGCTGTTGGTTCATTTCATCGTCCAGTTGCAACTGCAACACAAGTAGCCCCCATATTTGGGCATAATGTGGGGAACATGGAACGAATTTCTACAGGTGTATTTGATATCTTTTTATCTGTGGACATGGCTACAGTGACAACGACAGCTACTCATGGTTGGTATCCTATAAGTGCTATAGTAGACTCGTCGGGTGGCAATCCTCATAATATAGGTATTCAAGATACTGCATCTGATGTATTTCGGATCAGTGTTTCAGATGCAGCAAATCATGCACAGAACCCAGAGTTTTTATCAGTAATTGTGTACGGCAACGTAGCAACGGCAACGATGTGATAGACCTATCTCTCATACCCAGCGAAGCCGCCGCGGCTGCACTGCCAAGGCTGTGGCATATGGACGGCTTTGAGCGGATGCTAGAGGCCAAGTACCGCCCGGGGGACCTCCAGGGAGACCTCTTCCATGGAAAGCTGCAGCTCTGGTGTATCTCAGAAGGGCCGCAGATACTGGGTATATGCTTCACGTATGTTACAACATTTCCGCTGAAGAAAGTCTGTACTATCACTGGGGTTTGTGGTACTGGTATCAGGCGTTGGATGGACAAGATCAGCGGGATCGAAGACTGGGCAAAGGCTCAGAATTGCACTGAGGTTGAGGTTGAAGGTCGTGAGGGCTGGATCAAGCTGCTGCCGCAATATGCTAAGTCTCGGGTGACGTTGGTGAAGAAACTGCATGATGCCTAGGAGTCTGTGATGGGTTTTGGCAAGAGCGATGAAGTGACCAAGACGGTAGGGAAGTCGGACAACACGGTTTCCTCTGACATCCGGCCTTTCTTCTTTGATCCAGAGACTGGCCTTGCGCCGCGCGCGAGGGCTGCAAGTCTTGGGGCGCCGAGCACACCCTTTGCCGGGCCGTTCGTGGCTCAGGCAGACCCACGGGAGACTGAGGCNCTGGGGCTNGCGGAGGGCATTGGGCGCCAGGCTCTGCCGTTGCTTGCTGAGGGCGGGGCCTCTGCCGGAGAGCTTGCCCTGGCGCGCCTGCGAGGGGACACCCTGGACCCGGCGAGCAACCCGGCGCTGGCGCAGAACATCGCTGCGGCAATCCGTCCAGTAGAGCGACAGTTCAGCGAGCTCATCCTGCCAGAGCTTGCATCCAGGGCTCAACTGTTTGGCGCCGGAGACAATATCCGGTTGCCTGAGACTATCCGGCAGGCAGGGCGGGATGTCGGCACAACCACTGGTGATATCTCCGCGCGGATGGTTGGAGAGAATTTCGCCAGGGAGAGCATGTTGCGGGACGAGGCGCTCGCGATGCTGACTGCTGGCGCGACGGCAGGGCTGCCTGCGGCGCAGCTTATCGGAGGCGCCGGTGCCGGACAACGTGCCCTGGACGCGTTGCCAATCCAAGAGGCTCTGGCGCAGCGGGCTGAGGCAGAAGGCGCCGCGTTCAGGCCACTGATCTCTGAGGCCAATATCCTCAGCACTATCCCTGCGGGGTCCTCGGGGACGACCAGCGATACTCGAACTGTTTCTGGTGGGACTCCAGGAATTGGCTCGCAGATTGCCACGGGGCTCCTTGGAGGCGCCGGGATGGCCGCGAGTCTGTTCGGTGGCGGCGGGGCTTTCCCTGGGGCGCTCACAAACCTCTTCGGAGGTGGTGGTGGAATGCCTTACGCTGCACCTCCAGTCACAGCAGCAAGGCTAGGTCGTCGAGGTCCTCCGGGCTACGCGGATATATAGGATAAGCAGATGGCAGAACTCAAAGGTTCGATCACGCCGGACATCCTGCAAGCTCTGCTCCTGCAAGGGAGCATCAACCCGTTCCCGCAGACAACAGGGCTCCCGGTGCCAGCTGTGCAGCCCACTGGCGCAACCAGGGGTTTTGTTCCTGCCGGCGCGCCCGATGTGAGTCTGCCCACCTTTGGTTCTGCGCCTCCTGTAGCTTCTGCAGCCTCTCCAGCCGCTGCATTCCACCCGGCTCTGGGGCCTGACCTGTCCGCGGCGACTCCAAGTTTCCCAGCGCCAGGGCCAGCGGATTTGTACCCGGGCTACAATGTTAATCCTGGAAGTTTTCTTAGCGACACCTTCGATGCGATTGGGGATTTTCTGACCTCGCCGACACCGCGGTTTGGTCCCCCTGAGCCTGGCGCCCCGCGTGGTGAGCATATGTTGCGCGGAGCAGCAAATGCGCTTATTGATGTGGGGACTCTTGGGCTCCCCAGTATCTATGATTTCTTATCCGAGCCGATCGGGGCACCGGCAACAGAAGTCTCTGTGCCTGGGGTGGCTCCCGCGGCAGCTCCCACTGCACCTCCGGCAATTGCTGGCGGGCCTGACCTCGGCGCGCTTCAGTCTGTCCTCGATGCGCTTGGGCAGACCTCGGAGGCTGCACCTACAATCCAGGCGCGCGACGTGGCGTCACCTGACTTCGAGGCCGCGCGGGAAGCGCTAGAGCGTGGGGAGCCTCAGCCACTGGAGGAGGATCAGGACTTGCGCACGTCGAACATCCTGGCGGGGATCGCGCGTGGTGGACTGCAGGGACTCACTGAGCTAGGAGACTTTGGCCTTGCGGGGCTGCTTGCCGGGGCGGGCGCCGGTGGGCTGGAGTCCATGGCGGCGCTGGACCAGCAGCAGCGGTCAGAAGAGGCTGAACTCGCAGCGGCGCAGCAGGACTTTGCGCGCACGCAAGCAGAGCTGGAAAGCCAGATCGCCCGCGCAGATTTCGACGTGCGCTCGGAGAATGAGCAAAACCGTCTGGCCGCCGCAAGTGAGAACATGAACGCAGCACAGGCGCGCATGGAAAGCGCGGCGGCCAACCTGCGGGTTATTGCAGGGCTGTACGGGAACATCGCGGCGGCGCAGTCGATGAACGCGCTGGAGCAATGGCAGCTGCAGCAGGCTATGGCTGGGGAAATCCCTGCAGCTGCCCGCGCGGAGGGAATGCAGTTCATCGCGCAAGACCCAGCGCGGGCGCAGGAACTCTATAACCAAGCAGCTGTAGCCTTCGGATACGAAAGCCTGGAAGACCTGATGACACGTGTACAGCCTGAGGACATGGCTGACGTCAGGCAGAGTCTCACAGACTGGATCATCCGTAGCATCACCGCCCCGGCACCTGCAGGTCCCTAGTGCCCATCAGCGAACAACGTGTCCGTGCCCTGATAGGGACGCCCTCGACTGAGCCTGACTTCTTGGAGGGAGTTGAGCTCTTTGGGAAGAGTGCTATCTCCGCCGCCGGCCCGGAACTCATCGGGCTGGACCCCTTGGAGGGTGTGGATAAGTTTCGACAAAGGAACCCTGCGCTAGGGCTGACCTCGGAACTCCTAGGCGAAGGCGCGACCTTCCTGGTGCCGTTCCTGCGTCCAGTGCAAGCAGCTTCCAAGGCGCTTCCGCTGGTGAGCTCTTTGTTCCGTGGGGCAGAGGCTGCGGCTAAGGCTGGCAGGCCGGTGCGGGCCACGGTACTGGAGACCACCGGCGCGCTGCTGCCGTTTGAGGCTGGGAGGGTGGCTCTCGCCGCGACGCTGGGCGAGGACCCCGCTGGGGTAGCCGGGGACGCAGCGCTGGACTTGGCCCTCATAGGTGGCGGCGCCGGGCTCTTGAAGGGCTTCACCCAGGCTATCCCGCTGAAGCGCCGGCTGCAAAGCTCAGGGCGAAAGCTCCAGGCTCTGCTCCCGAGGGACATTAACCTGAACGCCGTGCCGCATGTGCAGCTGCGGAAGCTCAGGACCCTGCGCCAGCAGCCCCATGCGGATGATGTACGGCTGGCAATGGATGACTATGAGCGGGACCTCATCCAGCATATTCGCTCACAGAGGACTATCCCTGCGCTGGAGACAAAACACTTCCGGGCATTTGACGGCGCGAATGGCCAGCAACGCTCGCGCAAGCTGGAAAGTATACTCAGGGAGGGAGGCTTCCGAGTTAATGTTGTCGGGCGCGGTGGGATCAAAGACGAGAACATCCGCGCCTCGATGCTTGCCAGCATACTTGAGACCTTCCCACACCAGGCACTGCGTCGAAGTGCAGATGAGATAGAGCGACTCGGGCCTGGCTTCGAGGGGCGCCTGGAGGAATTTACCCAGTTCCTGCGGGTGGTGCAGCCAGGAACAGACCCGAAGGCGAAGAAGCTGCTGACTCAACTGCAAGAGTCCATGGGGCCAACCAGGGGGCAGAACCTCTTTGTTACCAAGGAGCGCAATGAGGGCCTGTTCGTGATGGCCAAGAAGTTCCGTGGGGACCCGCACAAGACTGGCGCTGCGGATGAATGGGTGATCTTTAAAACCGACAGGCCAGAACTCTTCGCGCCGGGCAGCTATGCGGGGTTTTCCCGCAACGTGAAGATGAATGCCTTTGGGCCTATTGAGGCACAGATACGCACTGCGGAAAAGATGAGTGTGCCGATCTACAGGGAATTCGTGGATATCCTGGAGGCGACCTCCACACGGGAATTCCTGGGCGAGGCAGTGCGGAACCCGAAGGCCATGGGGCCAATGCTGTCTGCGATGCTGGAACGGAGCGCCAGCCCCGAGTTGCGCACCCTGGCTCAGGAGATAGGTCAAGCGGGGCTGAACTCTGGGCGGTTCCTGAAGATGTTTGTCTCGCCTACGCTGGCGCAGTTCACCGCGAGTCCACGCGCGTCGGCTCTCTGGGGCGCGGCCCGGTACGCGTTCTCGCGCGCGGAACAACGTGCGGCTGAGATCGTCTTTGGTGTGCCGAAGTTCGCCCTGGGGCAGTCAGCGGTGCGGACCCTGCTTGGGAAGGTCGAGCGCGAGGGCGGTCTGGACGATATAATGAAAGGGTTCACGGATAGAGACCTCGTGGACGTCAACGTGATCTTTGTCAAGAGGCTGCCCTTAGAGGCCGTTGAGTCTGGTGCCTATTCGGAAGGGGTGAAGAGCCTGTTCCGAAGGCTGCAAGGGCTGGATGTCGAGTTCAACCGGCGGCTGGGTATCCTGCAGGGCCTTGGGGATGGCGGGAAGTTCGTGCCCCTGCCGGGACACTATATGCTGTCGCGGGCCTGGCGCGGGGACTTCCGTATCGCTGTGCGGAAGGTGAACCCTGATGGGACTCGCGGCGATGTAGTCTGGGTAGCCAGCGGGCGGGATAAGGCTTCTGCAGTGCGGGAGGCGAATGAGATCACTGAGCAGCTGGGCGCGCAGGGAATGCCAGTGCGCTGGCAGGATCGAGACTTCATGAAGGTGTCCGTGCTGGGAACTCGGAGCTTTGCGGAGGAGCTCAACCTGGCGGCCCAGATCAACATGAGCTCAGATGAGTTCCTGCGCGCGAGCAATCTGGCAGCGGAGTCCCTTCGGGTAGGGGGTTCGCCCGCGTTTCTTAAAGAGGCCAAGGGTGTCCAGGGCTTCATGGGTTCTACGGAGCCGATGACTCTGCGGGAATTCAGGGAACTTGTCCAGCGCAACATCTTCGCGCGCGAGAGGCTGATCGCTGACAACATGGTACGGAAAGACGGGCTGTATACCTCGGAACTCAGCAAGCTGCGAGGGGAAGAGCCTGAGCTGGAGCGCCAGCTGCAAGAGCGCTTGAATGACCTCTCAGGCCAGCTTGGGCCAGTGGCAAAGCTTATCGAGTCTTATGTAGACAAGCCGCTGGAGCCCTTTCTCGGACGCAATGGGGCCTCGAAGATTTTCCGCCAGTCCAATAGGTTGATGTTCCAGTGGACACTGGGCATGGGCAACCTGGGGTTCCCGCTGCTGAACGCTGCGACTACAATCCAGACCTCAATGCCAGAGCTTGCTTACGTGCTCAACGCGCCAATCCAGGTGTTGCAACGGCATTACACTACAGTGCCGCTGATAGGCAAAGACGGTGTTATCCGTGGCAGTGCATCGGTGCTAGAGCCACTGAAGATTTTGCGCCAGAGTTTCAAGGAGCTGGCCGGGGCGGACAAATACTTGATCGCGGACATCGCCAGGGGGATGCGAGAGGGTGCCCTGGACCCACGGTTTGCTGAGGAGTTTGTGGGGCAGAAATCCAGCCTGGGAGTGCTAATGCGCAGCTCTTTTGGGAAGGACAGCGAGGGATTCCTTGCTGGGGTAGAGGCTATCTCTAGCTATCTCCCGGCGCGGACGGAGGTCCTAGCGCGTGGTCACTCTTTTGTCCTCGGACGGATTGCAGGGAGAGATTTCCACGGGCTGGAGGGCGAGGCGCTGTACCAATTCGCGAAGCAGTTTACTGACCGGACGATGTTCCTGTACACCGCCGCGGATAGATCGAGGCTCATGCAAGGCGCGGTCGGGAGCACCCTGGGGCTGTTCAAGAATTGGTCATCGCACTATATCGCCAACTTCATGCTGTATACCAACGAGGGAGTTCAGCGCGCGAACTGGGCGCCACTGCTGTGGCAAATGGCTGGGACGGGCGTGCTTGCAGGTGCAGGCGGCATACCAGGATACTCCCTCATGGACGGCGCGGTGGAGGCGTTCTCTGACAAGTCCATGATCGAGCAGACTTACAATGGGTTTGGCTACAGGAGGGAGGCAGAAGACCTCCTGGGTGAGGACGTGACTGGGGCACTCATGGACGGGATGTTCTACGGGCTCCCCGGGTTCGCGGGGATTTCCCTGCAGGGTTCCGCAGCGGCGCCGGGTTCGGACCTGGGGCGGGACGTGAGCATGCTGTACAGCTTCGCGCTGATGGATCGCGCGTCGGCGCTGGGGAAGGCTATCGGTGGGATGATGGATCAGTGGTCCGCCACAGGGACTAGCCCAATGGCTAGCTCGCGGACACGGGATCAGTTCTTCCGCGCGCTTGCGCCCAGGACAATGTACAAGGCAATGCAGGCGCTGGAGGATCGAAGCCTTCGGAGTCTCAACACCGGCAACAAGCTGCTCTCGGATGTGTCTCTGGGACAGGGTGCCTTGTTCGCGCTGGGCCTGACTCCCACGGACATCCAGCGACGGTTCGAGACTTCTGGGCTCCTGTGGAGGCGCCAGGATGAACTCCGATCGCGTATCTCTGAGCTTGGCAGCGCCTGGGCTGAAGCAGAGCGTGAAGGGGACTCGCGGATGCTGCAGGTGGTTGCACGGGAAGCGTCCATGGATGGGATCATGGACTCAGTCCTGCGAAGCGCTAAGGCACGGAGGGCCAAGCAAGAAACTGACCTGATCGAGCGCCAGATGGATGACGCTCGCGCAAGGGCGACAGTGAAGGCATTGGCTTTCACGAGGTGAGTATATACGTCCGCGTTGCGGATAGCTATACAGAGGAGAGTGACATGTTCGACTGGTTAATGGCACGTCTACGGGAGCGGAGCACTTGGCTCGGCATCGTGAGTTTCCTCACGGCGGCGGGTGTAGTGCTGGAGCCGGAAGTGGCTGAGGGCATCGTGGCCGCCGGCTTGGCTATCGCTGGGATTGTTGCGGCTATCGGTAAAGATCGTTGATGCGAGCGCTCCTGCTAGCGTTCGTATTGTTCCTGGCCGGGTGTGCTGATCCCTCCCCGCCCGGCCAGGACCCCTTTGCGTGTGAGTTCTTGAAGTTCCCGCCGAGTAAGGAGCTGATTATTCCAGACTATACCCGGGTGGTGTTAGTGTTCATGCCGCTTGATAAGATTAGAGAGAAGAAGGGGCCGAATGCACTGGCGGTTACGTTCTACTTCGAGAATAAGATTATCGTTTGGTTGCCGGCCGGGCAGGTTTCGAGGGAGTTGATGTGTGCGGCTTGGCATGAGGCTGAGCATGCGGTTAAAGGGAGTTGGCATCCATGAAGACAATAGTATTAGTGTTCGCCCTGTTCCTGCTCGCTGGTTGCTCTCGCTATGAGGCGGAACTCAAGGCCCTGGATGCGGCGGCACAGGTGGAAGTTGACGTGGCTATCAACGGGGTGATTGATCGGTTCTGCTCAATGCCGATGGACGTGCTGAGCAGACAGATCGACCAGCGCGGGTATGACTTCCGCGCTGGCTTCCGGCTCCTGTGTGGGACCAGGAACATCAACATCTGGGCACCGAGGCCGGAAGTGGAGTCGGGGCTCGAGCCTGAATGATACTGCTCTGTGCCCTGGCTGTCGCTGCCGTTGCTTACTACGCCGCGCCTACTATCGTGATGGTCAGCTACTATCTGAGCCAGCACCCGTGGCTGTGATAGGATACTCTGCCCAAGGCAGTTGCCAGTGTGGCCCGTCCTTGAAGCTGCGCCAGTCACCGCCCCATTCAATAGGGACGCGCAGCCGCCGTGGGGCTGCGCCGTTAGCCATTTCCTATCCTTTCCAGTGCAGCAACTAATTTCTGCTCTAAGTCTGTGTTGATCTGTGCAGCTATTCCCTCGACAATCAGGGCTCGGCGAACGAGGTCTTTGTAGTCTTTCTGATTGACCTCTATCGTAATCCATTTCTCTCCACAGCCGGGACACTTACGATAGCGCTTGCATTTGCCAACCTGGTGCTCTGTTGTGTAGACCCTGCTTCTCGCGTTGCATTTCGCGCAGCGCAATGGCCTAGCTTCCGGGTACTGTTTTGTCATTGCCCTCCCCCTGTCTCTTTGTGTTCAGCCTCAAGTACCAGCGCAGACTTAGGCTTGAACGCGTGGTGTGGTGGTTCGCCTATGATTTCCGCAAGGCCCTGATAGCCGATCTCGTTCATCACATAGCGGATAAACTGGACAGGTATCCTGGGGGAGATCTGCTGGCGCACCAGGTATGCAGGGACTGGCTTCATCCCTCTGCGGACATACTCGGTGGCGATGAACCTCAGGGCCTCCTCGATGTAGGCCTGCTGCTCGTTGGCTCCAACGTAGGTGATAGCCTGCGGCATGAGTGCTTCGTTACGCTCCAGCATGTCCTTGGCGTCGAGGAAGTTCTGCATGGTGATAATCATGTCATTGCTGACTGCAGCGGAATGCACCATGGCCAGCTTGAGCAGGTGGATATCCCTGGCATCGTTGTAGGAGGCGAACTGCATATGCGTGACCTTCGGATGCATCCCGCTCTCAAGCCAGCTGAAGAATGCCGCGCGGGCTTCAGGGGCGAAAGCGAAAGGCCCGGACAGCTTGTGCACACTATTGAGGTCCCGCCGCAGGGCCTTGGAGAGCTCGGCATCCCCGGAGTCCTCGGTCATCTTCTCCTCTGGGTCCTCACCCAGGGTGGGCTTGTGGGCTCCGCGTTTTTCGGAGGCATAGACAAGGTTGAGGCGCGCGGCAAAGCCGGTCTGGAAGGCGGCCTCTGGAAGAATATCACGGAGGCCTACCAGGGTGGCCGCGCCGATCATATTCAGAAACACATTCTCGATATGGGAGCTGTCCCCAGTCTTTATCTCGTGGCGGAAGGTGTCCTCGCAATCATACATCTTGCAGAGGGCAAGCATAAACTGCTTGTCCTCCTTGGAGAGCATCACCCCAAACTCTGTATTGGTGATGTTGTAGGAGGCATGGTTGTACAGCCCTGGAATGCTTGGGAGATCTACATGCGCCAGGGAATTAGAGACTTTCTCCATGGCTACGTAGAGTTGCTCCTTGGTGACTGAGTCTGCTGCGATCTTGATGTCTTTGACCTTTTCCATCGGGCGCCTGACGCGCTTGATTGCTGTGGACTTACCAATCCGTGGGGGTCCCACAAGTAGGATGAAGAGGTTGGAGTAGAGTCTTTCGCCGTTGTAGGTGACCCAGGCTTTCCTCTGCAGAGCAGCCGCAATAGCGTGGGCCGCAGACCACTCCAGGTAATGTATCGGGGCAACAGTCTCATTGCAGTATGCCAGAAAGCCTTTGATCCAAGAGGGAAGCACTCTCTCGTTTGGGCGTAGCTTTTCCACTCTTGTAGTCCTCCCAATCTACCAGTCCACCCGGGTTGCCGTCTTTGAAACGCTTGCGCTTTGGGTCCGCCTTGGACCAGTTGTAGCCTACGGAAGCCTCAAGAGGTATTGCGAACTCCATGCCTGAGCGGAATTTGATGGGGATGGTCATGAGGAGGAGCGCGCGTTCTACCAGTTCCTCAACCCGAGCCTCTGGAACCTGGCCCAGGATTGAGTCGTGGCCTTCTTGAAGTAGCTGGAAGGTTGGCTCCAGTTCCTGGTACACCCACAGCATTCCGAGTTTGAGTACATCGGAAATCAGCGACTGCGGGCGGTACGCAACTGCCTCGCGCACGGTGGCGTCGTCCCAGGGACGGCCGAAGAAGGTCCTGCGTCGGCCCATGGGAGTGCGAAGCTGGCGGGGCGCCCCGCGATTACCTCCGAAGTCTTCTCCCAGAACGAGCTCCTCGGAGGTCTTTGTGTGGTACTCGTCGATACCGTGAAAGAGTTTGAGATATGCCCGCTGGAACTCGGCGACCACCTGCTGCTCGATCTGGAGCTTCTTGGCAATGCCCCATGCAGAGCCAATGTAGTTGGTGGCATGGCCCCCACGTTTGGTCATGTCTCTGCGGGAAAAGTGGCGGTAGTAGATCTCCTCAGAGAGCTCACGGTCCAGACGAAGGTCCCCGGTCCATGGGAGCTCAGGCCACATCATCTTGGCCGCAGCGGTGTGGACATCGCCAGACTCACAGGCTGCCAGGTACTTCCTGTCTCCGGAGAGGCCCGCCATACCCCAAGACTCGGCGCCCTTGAGGTCAACGCTGACGAGGATGTGTCCAGGGTCTGCGATGAACAGCCGGCGGATGACCTCGGTGACCTGGTGGAGAGAGTCCCCGGTGCCGAAGGCGTTATGGCTGGAGGACCAGCGCCCGGTTTCCGTTGCGCCCACGTTGAAGGAGGTACGGAGACGCTTGTCCTCGTCGATGCCTGCAAGGAGGACCTGGAGCTTCTTCTTCATCTCACGGAGAGAAAGGATAGCCCGGATGAATGGCCGGGCGTACAGGTAGATCTCCAGCTGCTCCAGGGCCTCACGGTTACAGGACCTGCGACGGACGCCCTTCTCGGAAACATATATAGGTGGGAGCATCATCGTGTCATAGAAGAACTCCTGGAGTTGCTTCGAGGAGTTGTAGTTCAGCCCCTTGTCCCAGACAGCCCTGGCCATTGTGTCCAGGACATTCTGGACCTTGGCCATTCGCTTTTGGAAGTACCCTACGAGCTCAGACCTGTATGCACTGCTGGTGAGCACTCCCCGGCGCATCATAGCCATAGCGGGGATGCACATCAGGCGCTCGAACTCATAGGTCTTAGCGGTTTCGTGGTCGAGTTGGGGCTGTAGGGAGTCCAGGACCTCACGGGTTACTGTGCAGTCCATGCCGTTGTATATCCAGAGCTGTTGCTCCGCGGCAAAGCCTTCGATCTGGCCGTTGAGTTTCTGCTTGAGGTTGGCTGAGTCTATAATGCGGGCCATCAGGTGGGGTTCTCTCCTATGAAGCGCTCGACGTAGCCGCGTCCCTCTTTGTCATACAGCTCCTTGGCCTCAAGCATTCCGCTGGACATCCCGTAGTCCATGTAGAACACAGCGTAGTCAGTGACCCTGCGCCATGCAAGGCCGCAGGCGATGCCGAGCGCGCGGTGTTCAGGGATGTTGTCGTCAAGCATCTGGGTGTACAGGAGATGGCTGGCGATGGGGGCCTCTCCTGTGTCGAGAGAGTCCAGCATGGCGCGGCAGGCATACAGGGTGTTGCGTTCGATCTCACCAGCGTAGGGGGACTCGATGATGACCAGGGACTTCATCCGACTAACCTTGGGTCGATCCATGACTCCATCCTTCCAACGTGCAGTTTCCAAGGTTGTCTCCAGGGCTTCATAGCATAGAAACGTAGTCTGTTCGTGATGGCTATGTAGAAGTAGAACTGGATACTCGTGTGCTTGTTGTTAATAGTCAGATGAAAATTGGGAAACCGTCCCTCGTTCAGGGAACAGCTGAGGCCGTACCTGAACAGATTAAAGAACGTGTGCCCCTTCATCCCTTGTCTCTCAGCTGTGTTGCGCGGACTCTCGACAGAACCTTCTGCACACCGACCAGGAAGTGCTCGGCTTCCGCGACAGACATAATGATGACCTGGATTTGGGTTAGCTGACCAGGGACCTTGTCCGGGGTAGACAGTCCCTCAGTGTGCATCCCGATGGCCAGCTTGGTGCCCTGGTTGGAGTTGGCAACCGCGGATGAGATGTGGGAATGCACTACGACCTGGCGTTCCTTGGCGATCTGCTCGAATGTTGACATCAGGTATCCTCTCGCTTGAAGTGGTCAGACCCTTTGGGGTTGAACAGCTTGAAGCTGCCGCCCTCCTGAGTGTACAGGGAGCCCAGGAAGCCCAAGGACTTCTTCATCTCGGGATGCAGCGCGTGGTGCATTAGCATGGTGTCGTGCAGGAACCGGGTGGGACGGAAGCCATAGAGGGCCAGGTACTGCAAGTCGTAGAGGCCGTTCTGGAATACCAGCGGGGTGGGACCTTCAAGGAGGTTCCGCACCCACCTCCACGCGCGGGCTTCGTCCTCAGGGGTCTCCCAATAGCTGCAGTTTTCCTTGCCCCGGTCTACAAAGGGGACGACCAGGGTGTGCCCCCGGTTGGGCGCGAAGCCTATGCAGGTGATCTGCCGGCGGAAAGTCTCGATGTCGCAGGACACAACCTCGGCGCCCTGGAGATGTTCCCGCTGGAATGTATCCAGGTCTCCCAAGGTGGGCTCAATCCATATCTTTCGAGAGGTCTTGCGGATGTCAGGGTACTGGAGCTCCTGGCGCGCGCGGATGAAGTCAGAGACCAGGACCACACGCTCTTTCCACACTCGCAGGATATAGGCTGGGTGGAAGGTAGGCAGGACCTTGAGGCCTGGGACCAACTGGGCTGGCAGCACAGTGCCTCGGTATTTGTTGATCCCGGTGACCTGGCACATAGCCCACAGGGCAGTGTTGCCCATGGCTACGACAAGGTTGGGCTTGAGCTCTTCAAGGAGCCTTCGCAGCTTGGGAAGCGCGTCGTTGAGGACTTCGGGGTGGAGGTAATTACCTTGGCCGGATACTGGAGGGTAGGTATAGCTGGCCGGGACCTCTGCCTTCTTAACGCAGAGGCTCTTGAGGTTGTTCTGCATTGGCCGGCGTGGGAGCACGTTGGCAAGGCTGACAGTGCTGCGGGGGATGCCCGCGGCGGACAGCATCTCTGTGCACTCCTTGCCAGACTCCCCAATCAGGACCTCGCCAAGGACATCTTCCTCGGCGCCGGGGGCCTCAGCTAAGAAGAGCGCCTTAGAGCCCGGGACGATTGTTGGGGGTACGGGTGCAGCATTCCAGTATTCCTCCAATGCAAGCATCAATGTACTCCAGGTCTTGGTCGTTGACGATTACGAAGTCACGGTAGAGCCTCGCGGCCTCGGTCTCGGTGGAATGGTCGCTGGGGCCACAGCCTTCGCGGGAGATATAGATGATGATCCCGCCAAGGTCAATGATACGTCTGGCCTCGTTGTGAAAGCGCAGGTCGTCCACCACGACTGGGTCATCCCCCTCGTCATTGGAGCGCTCGACCTCGGCTTCCCATGCGGCGAGCCAGATGTCCTCGTGGATCAGCTTGTGGCCCCACTCGACCCCCAGGGACTGCATGGCCCATCTAGGGGTCTTGCCGCAGAGGAGTGTGGTGGGGCTCTCCTTGAGCCTGCCGTTGATTTGCTCCTCGCTTAGGCCGAAGGCCAAGAGCATTCGCTTGAGGGGCAAGGTGAAGGGGACACTGCGGTAGTCTTTGGCTCGGAGGGCAAGCGCAGCGGTTGTCTTGCCAGCGCCCTTGTAGCCGCAGATGCCCACGGGGGAGGGCATTAAGGTGCGTGATTGTCCTGTAGGCTTCAGGTTAAGGTTCCGCACTACTCTGGGATAGCTCATGTCTCCTTCTCCCTCAGCGCTTGGATGTTCCGGGCTGTTTGCAGCCGGCGATTGGTTGTCGTGACGTGCTCTGGGTTGATGTCCATGCCGAAGATGCGCTCGGCACCCATCTCCTCAGCCACCACCAGTGCGCCTCCACCTCCGCAGGTGGGGTCCAGCAAGGTGGTGGTGTTGTCCACGAACAGTTGGAAGAAGTGACGAAGCACAGGCTCAGGCTTCTCGCTCATGTGCTCGGACTTCGTGGTGGGTGCGGGATAGCTATTGGCGACAGACTTGACTACTGGCCTGTCCCCGCGCCGGCACATGAAGGCGGTTTCGTAGGTCCGCCTGGGGCCGCGGGTGGGGTCAGGCAGGATGCCGCTGTTGTCTGAGCGGTGCCACACCAGGGGGAAGGGGTCTACCGTGAGGCCCATTGCTTTGAGTTGTGCGAGGGTGTCCCAATAGAATTTCATGGAAAACCAGAACATGACGTGGCAGCTGGAGTGCGCGATGGCTCCCAAGTGGGTGTCCAACTCCTTGAGAAGGTCCCAGTATATCTCCGGGTTGTCCTGGTAGTTGTCCCACTCGACCGCGCGCCCTTGGCCTGACCTGTGCATCCCAATGCCGTAGGGGAAATCGCAGTGGATGAAGTTGAATTTGGGGCCGGTGTAGCCAGCTGCCCACTCAGCGAAGTTGCCCACGATGGCAGACTCGGGGGCCTTCACCTCAGCCTTCGGTCCATCTACAGACTTCTCAATCTCCTCCAGGGCCTGGAGGCCACTGTCCACAGCTCGCGTGTGCCTTCGGGACAGGACACTCCTTGCGGCTGAGAAACCAGAGGCTGCTGCAACCTGGGCATCTCCCTCACGGAGGGCCTTCCCCGGGGCGATATGGTCACTGATGAACTGCTTGGAGTATCCGGAGCGCTCGGCAGTTTGCTCCTGGGTCCAGTCTTCGCCGCCGAGCTCGGAATAGAGGTCATGGAGTTCCAGGACAGCGAGGCACTCCTCTTGCCAGGTGAGGTTCTTGCGCTGGATGTTTTCGTCAAGCTCAACGATCTTGGTCTCAGTGGAGTTTAGCGAGCTAAAAAATCGCACAGGAATTGGGTCTATACCTAACTCCAAAGCGCACTGGAGTCTGCGCTCGCCGGCGACAAGGTGAGTCTCTTCGTCGAGCACTCGTACAATGATAGGATTAAGTATCCCATGCGCGCGGATAGACTCGCGCAGAGAAGAAAGATCGCCGAGCTCCTTGCGCTGGCGATTTGAGACTATAACGTCCTTGGGAGAGATGGTATCCATATTGGCCTCCAAGAGAGGGAGGGGGAGACCGAAGCCTCCCCCGCCGACCTACTCGACCGCGGCGTAGCCCCGGACCTCGTTGTACATGTCGTCGGAGCCCTCGCGCATGCTTGGCACCTGGACGACGGAGACCAGGACCTGCTTGGCGACGACCTCCTCGATGATCTCGCGGATGGACAGGTCGGGGTCCACGCCGCAGATCTCGCCGTGCTCGCGCACCCGGTAGGTTGCGTCCTCGGTGAGGTAGAAATCATCGCGGAAGGTCCGCTTGGACAGGTCGATGTCGGCCAGGTCCTCGGGTTCGATGTCGTCCTGGGGGATCGGGTTGATGTAGGTGTAGCGGACGTAGGGCGTCTGCTTCTTGGAGCTCTTGCCGAACTCGCGCTTCTGGATGGTGCAGAGATAGGTGCCGGTCGGCGCCAGCGGCGGACGCTTGAAGTCCGAGCCTTTTGTGTCGAGGATGTCGTTGAGGTCTGTCATGACTGGGTGCTTCCCTTCTGGGTTTGAGCAATGCGGAAGAACTCCGCGAGTCCCCTCTGAGCCAGGCCGTTCTTGTCCACCGCGAGGGGTATCTCCGCAGGGATTGACCGTGGCGCCGAGGTCTTCAGTTCCAGCTGCTTGCCGGAGACTGTTCGGATTGAGCGCGTGGCGTTCTCGCCTGAGCCCTTGGACTCGATAGCGATTACGTTGTTGAAGTAGGTTCCTACCTTGGGCGGGAGCTTCTTTCCCAGAGCGCTCGGGTAGAACTGGCTGAGCCCCGAGTCAGGGTCGATGTCCTGGGGGCTCTTGTGCCAGCAGATAATGAGGTTGAGCCAGGGCACCCCATGGAAGGCGTTGAGGAGACCCTCCTGCATCTCCATGGCGGGACCGAAGGACTCCCAGCGGGTAGCGCCTGGGTTCATTTTCATGGCGAAGCGGAGCAGGGACTCACCCCAGTGGGTGCCGGAGTCGATGACCATGATCCTGTCAGTCGGCTCGCCGTTGATGAACTCGTTGAGGGACTTGGTGGAGAGCTCTGCAGAGTCTACCTTGACGTGGACGGTGCGAGTGCCCTGGATTTTCACCTTGTCGATGTAGGTCTCGAACTGGACATTGGCCTTGAGGAGCTCGGGGTCCGAGAACTCCCAGAGAATGTCCAGGCCGTTGTCAAAGTCCCAGATGGCCAGCTTGTGACCGGCGTTCACCAGGGCAGCCAAGGCGCCGGTTTTTCCTGAGCCGGAGTCGCCGATAAAGCAGAGCTTGGTAGCGCTGCGGCCATGGTGCTCGGAAAAGGGTTTCATCTGTGGCGGCTCCCAAGCACAGCGCTTGCGGTCATGGGGGAGTCCCCATAGGGTCTGGGTTGTGCGGGGCGCATGATTGCCTCGCTGTGCTCGCTCCGCATTCCGCCCCGGCGGATCAGGTCCTCCTCGTTGCGCGCCTCGATGTAGCCGTGGAGGCGGGCGAGCTCGCGCTGGAGTTGATCCCGCTCGGCGCGGACGGCGCGGAGCTCATCCTCACGCTCGCGGGCCTCGCCTTGGAGGTCCTGGATAGCTCTGCGCTGCTGGAAGTCCAGTTGCTCAAGGACCGTGCCAAGGTTCTCATCCACGGCTTTGAGCATTGAAATGGCGCCGAGGACATGATCGTTCACGACACGGTTGGGGACGTCAGGCTTAGGCTTGGGGCTCATGGCTTTCTCCATTCAGTGGTTGATGTGGTGCAGCAGACTGGGTAGTCGTGGTAGTCAGGGTAAGCGATGTATCCTGAAGGGAGTTGAAGCCCACCGTCCGTGCGCAGGTTCTCGGAGCGCACGCGAGGGCCGTCGGATTGCACTGCTGGCGCGGAGGGCTTCTCCCTCTTGTCTTCCACAATGCGCTCGGGGTCCTTGTGTCTGGACTGGACGATGGGCATGGCTATTCCCTCACCTCCAACGGGTTCCAGTCTCGTTCCTTGAAGTTGGACTCCAGGAACCGATCCCGCACGGACTCGTCCTTGTTGCAGATCTCCCGGTAGGGGCACCCACCGTACATGAAGCAGCTGGCATCGTTCATGGGCCAGTCGTCATGCTTGGCACACTCTTCCGCGAGGCGGATATGGTAGAGGGTGGAATGCAACCACTCNTTGATCTGGCTCTTGGTGCGGTGAGCGTAGCCACGAAGGAACCGGGTGAACCCCACGGCGACCTGGGTAGCGTCCACGATGACGCCCTTCGGGGTCTCGCCAAAGAGAACCTCGCCGGCGAAGTTGTATCCGGAGATCTGGCCGTTGGGAGAGAACCTGTCGAAGTAGTTGGGGTTCAGGGTGGTCACGGTATGCTTGCGCTCTTGGACGTAGACTCCGCCCTCGGGAAGCCTGGCCATCTTGTCCATGTGGCCGCACCANAGGTANTCCTGGCCNAAGGGNGTGGTGATCCCGAGAGAGATCTGGAAGGACAACTCGATCGCGGGGGAGCCGTCTGGGAGGATCAAGGTCTCCAGGGGGTCCTGCTCCGGGTGGAATTGCTCGGTGTACCACACAATGGAACGGACCAGGGTGAAGCGACTGCGGCGATTGTCGTCGGAGGTCCAGGGAACCCAGTGGGAGGTTGACAGCATGGGCTCGGAACAGGAGGGACAGTTTGGCGGGACGCCTTCGTAGTCTGCGATGGTCCCTGATTGCCATGTGCCGCACTCTGGATCGTCGCAGGTGAAGCCAGGCTCCCTCTTGCCTGACTCCTGGAGGGCCCAGCGCACTGCATCGCGTTGCGCTCTGTCAAAGTCCCCGTGCTCGGCGTAGCCCTTGTCGAATTTCTCCTGCGCGCTGGCATACAGGCCGCCCCATACCAGCGGCGGGGCGGTGTTGGAGGGAACCCTCATGAGGATCATGTTGTAGTAGTACTTCCTCCGGCAGGCCTTGAAGGGTTCCAGTGAGGAATTGTCCCAGGCGTACTGGAGTGAAGGGAGCTCTGTGGTGAATTGGGAACGCGGCATTGGAGTCTCCTTAGTGCGTGTACTGTGGGGCACCGAAGCGCCCACCAGTTTTATCTATCAAGTCATTCGGGTCATCGAGCTCGTCCCAGGAGACGTTTGGGGTTGACGTACACCTAGCCCCCAAGAGTCTTATGTATCCTGAGCCGTGCTTGGCATAAACTCTCTGTTCTCGATGGTACACCTCGACCTGACGAAACACGCCTTTGCTTAAAGTGATAACAAAGGCGTCGTCTATCTTGTGAAATAAGCCCACGACTACAGGCCCAGACTTTCCAGGGTCACTGAGCTATCCGCCTTGGGCTTCTTGCCTGTGGCCTTGGCAATCTCCTCGGCCTTGCGCCACTCCAGGCGCTTGGATCGCAGCACTGCGACAAGGTCATCCAGCTCGGCGTCGGTTATGGAGACCGGGTCCTTGGCGAAGAGCTCGCCAACAGTGAGGCCGGTGGGGAGTTGGAGGTTGTTGGTCATGTGGAAGGGTCTCCTTGGTAAATGCGCTGTAACTTCTCTGCATCAGGGATGAGGAAAACCCCCTTGATGATGTTCTTCGTTAGGTCGTTGTCGCAGCTCTCGCAGATGAGGCGTCCGAGAGGCTGGTACACGCCACAGCCGCCGCAGAAGTATGCAGCGGCTGTAGAGTTTCTCTTTGCAAAGTCGTTCATCCTGTCGCGTCTCCTTCAGCGGTTTCTCTCAGTGGGGTGATTTCCTGCGCTTCCTTCTCGCGCAGCTTCCTGGCATGGCGCCTGACGATCAGGCGCACGGCGTTGTTGTAGCCGCCCCGGTGCTCGTAGAACCTCTTGAGGGTATCCACGTCTATGGCAAAGAGACGGAGGGCTACAATCTTTAGGTCTTCATCCAACGGTGTCACCTATGCTTATGATGTAGAGCTCGTCGCGGAACAGATGGAAGCTCAAAGAGGCAAAGCTGGGCTCGGCGCCGTTGAGCTCCCTGCGGGCCTTATAGCACTGGTCGCGCAGCGCGGTGGGATCGCTGACGCTGACAGCAATGCCAAAGGGTGCTGCGAGAGCTTGCTTCATGAGGTCAATCGGGGACATGTACAGGGTCGTGACGGTACAGGAGGTGGTCGCCAAGAGTGGCAACAAGGCGGAAGCCTGCCTGGAGGAACAACTGACGCGAGGCGTGGTTCTCATGCAGGATGCGAGCGATGATGGGCTCGCTGGGCCAGCGGCTGGACAGCTCGGCGCTGGCGAAGTTCAACATCTGGGCGCCGTGCCCGCGCTGGCGCTCGGCAGGGATGAGGTAGATGCTGATCTCTAAGCCCTCTGGACCTCTTTGCGCCCGCGCATAGCCTATGGGAATATTTTCCGGAGTGTCCGGTGTGGCGTTGGGACCTGCTCGGCGACCCTCGGCGATCCAGATCATGGTGTCTGGGTCCTCCAGGCGGGCTTCCAACCATCTGACATGATCGGCCCAGGCAATGCGGCCTGTACGGTTCAGGGAAATTGAAATAACCTCTGGGTCATTGGCCCAGCGAATGAGTGTGCGCGCGTCTGAGCGTAAGGCTCTGCGCATGAGGGGGAGGGTGGGATGGAGAGGGCTCATCTAAGGCTCCAGGGAAAGGCGAGGGAGCTCAGTTAGGGGAGACCTGGGCTCCCTCGCGCTGGAGGCCCGGCGGCAGGTCCAAGGAGACCCAAACCCACCACCGGGCCATGCAAGAGGGATGTCTGGCGAAATCCCCCCTACGCTGTGATGTCTTCCAGCACCTCGTCGGCCGTGGCGTTGCGCTGCTCGACGACGCTCTTGGCCGTCTCGCGCCACTGCGGGTTCTTCTCGAGGTACTCGGAGGCCAGCTCTGTGATGCGACCGGCAGAGATGTCCGCGAGCTTGTAGCCCTTGGCCCGCAGGGCGTCCTTGACTTTGTCCCTGGCGATGGACATGGCCTCGACCTCGACCGGGTCGCTGGACCGGCCGCCGCCGGAGCGCCGAACGCCGAACTCGTATTCCGTCACGTACTGGTCGAGCTCGGCCTGGAGCACGTCCGCAGCGACTGGAGGATCGGCTTCGCCCCCCTCCTTAACGCGCTTGGCGAAGTTGTTGCGGATATTCTCGGCGAGCAGCTGGTTCAGGGCCGCAGCCTCGTTCGCCGTGACCGCGTGGCCCTCCGCGAAGGGGGCCGGAATGGTGAACGAGGTCTTTGCAATGGTCAGCGCATTGCGCTGGGTCTTGGCTGTGTATTTCATTTGGTAACCTTTCAGCGTTGTGGTTGGTGGGGTGCCCGAACGAGGCAAAGTTTCGTTTGCCAATGGTGCATTTTGCCACACCGGGCGCGGGATTGTCAACAGATTTAACGCGCCGGTGTCTCATTAGTTTGAGCGGGTTGGGTATTGCTGTCCGCGATGCGGATGTCTATACCCGGCCCCCTGCTACCTCCTCTCCCCAGAGTACTCGAAGGACACTACCTTCCGGGTAGGCTCGCTGGGGTCCAGCGGGATGCCGAGCTTGGCGGCGGGGCCGAGGGCCAGGGCCTTGCGCCAGATGGCTCCGTCGAGGTTGACGCAAAGCAAGGTCTGCTGGACTCCGGCATCGTTGTAGGCAATCAAGCTAATGCCATCGTCTCCGCGCACGAGATGAAGGTACACAACCTCTTCCTCGTCGCGCTCGTTCTCGGT